TATACTTGCTGGTAGTGAACTCGCCGAAACGAATCAGGTCGGTGCGGCGATAGCCCTCATGATAAAGTTCACGGGCACGCTCATCGAGAATGAACTGCAGGAACTCATCATCGTTGGCAAAGTTGTTAGCCCATACATCGGTATTACCTGCACGCTCGCGGAGGAGATTGATCCAATAGATGGCTCCCTGCTTGCGGGAAGCGATAACCTCAGGATCAGCGGCATCAGTCTTTCCTTCTGGCCATGGGTCCCAACTTGCACCCTGGGTACGGGCCACACACTCGGCATACATCAGATAGACATCAGCCAAGCGGAAGAGAGGATAGTCTGTTTCTACACCATCATTGGCAGTATTGGATGCAGTAGTTCCATCGTCCTTCAGGTTACTCCATTTCTCTGAGAGATAACCGGTGGTTTCATCGGTCATGCTGGTTACATCCTTGCTCTGACCATTGGTGAAGAACTTGCAGCGCTTGTCGCCACCTCCATCAATATCGGTCTGGGTAAACTTATCCACGAACTCAGGACGGAGACGGAATTCGCTCCAGCCACTAGTTACGCCGAAGTCAGCAACATTCTGGTTTGCATTCGACATACTTACCTGTCCGCAGACCAGATAAGTAGATGATCCCCAGCTTACGGTATGCTCTGCGCTTACCGGCAGGGCGAAGATAATCTCGTTGGTACGCTTGTCGTTGTCTGCATTGAAGAGCTTGCTGTAATCAGACTCCAGCGAGTAGCCCATGTTCATCACCTTCTCACAGGCCTCCTTGCACTCGGCATACTTAGCCACGCCGGTATAAACCTCGCTGTTCAGATAAAGCTTGGCAAGCAGAGTGTAGGCAGCACCCTGAGAAGCCTGACCGTAAGGACAGGTGGATGCAGGAAGCATATCGCCTACGCAATCCTTCAACTCACTCTCGATATAATCGAAAGTCTGCTGTGGAGTATAACGAGGAGGAATGTAGCTGCCCACAGGGTCGTTCTCTGTCACCATCGGAATGTTGCGATAGAAATCGAGCGCATGGTAATAGAACAGAGCGCGCATGAAACGGACTTCTGCCTTATACTCCTTCATCTTCTCTGCATCAGCACCCGAGAAATTGGCATTATTGGCATTGCGGAGGAACTCGTTGCAGAGGGCGATGTTGTAATAGATACGATAGTACATATCTGATACCCAAGCATCGTTGGCATCCCAAGAGAGATAGGTAAGCCCCGTAGTCTGCTCACCTGTCAGCCAGGTAGAGGCAAATTCATCGGTACCACACTCCTGCATATTGATAAACATACGCATGTAGTCGAAACCACTGCCGCCGTTCAATACGGATTCCATATCCTTATTATCGCCGCCCTTACCCTGACCACTGGTCACCATGGCAGCATAAATCTTACCCAGCACAGCCTCATAATTGGCAAGCGAGGTATAAACATCCTTAGAGGTTGTCTCCGTCTGAGGATATTGGTCGAGGTCGGATACACAGCTGGTAGCGCTGGTCAGCACTGCTGTTCCCAACATCATACTATATAATATATTCTTAAGTTTCATTGTTATCAATTTTGATTGTTAGAACTGAAGTCCGAGGCTTACTGAGTAAGTGCGAGGACGTGGATAGAATGAGTTGTCCATTCCGTTTGGCACCTCAGGGTCTGTGCCTGAGTAACCGGTAATGGTGAATACATTCTGTACCATCGCAGATACGGTGAGTGAAGCCCACTTGTTGATTTTACCTACGTTGTAGCTCAAGCTCAGGTTGTCGAGCTTCAGGAACGAAGCATTCTCTACGTAGTAATCTGAAAGATACTGACGGGTCTTGAAACCGGTCTTCAGGAAGCTGGCGTTGAGGTTGTTGAGCTGTGAGTTGTTGTAGCTCACGGTCTCCCATGCACCAGTGCTCATACCCATGCCATTATATACGTAGTTGTCGATGTTGGCACGGAAGCTCATACCGAGAGTCAGCTGCTTGTATCTCAAGGATGTGCTCAAGCCCATGATGTACTTAGGGGCTGGAGAATGATAGCGGTAGAGATCGGCATCATTGATTTCACCATCACCATTCAAGTCTGCGTAAGCGCCCTCGATTGGCTTGCCCGTCTCTGAATCGTAGAGCTGATGATATACATAGAACATATATGGCTCATATCCCTCGGAGAGTACCTGGAACTGGTAAGCATCGATAGATGGACCTACCTTCACATTGGTCTGACTTCCACCCTGGGTAAGAGAAAGGTTCTTCACCTTCATGTTCTGCCAGGTGAAGTTGTAGCTCAGGTTCCACTCCCAGTCCTTGGTCTGGACAGGAGTTGCATTCAGGGAAACCTCGATACCCTTGCTATCTACATTACCTACATTGGTAAGGATAGTCTTTGAGAAGTTGGTACCTGCTGCTGTAGGAACAGAAGCCAGCAAATCCTTGGTCTTGCGGGTATAGAAATCGATGGCACCACCGATACGACCATTCAGGAATCCAAAGTCGAGACCGAAGTTCCAGGAGGTAGTTGTCTCCCACTTCAGGTCTGAAACGTATGCCTCAGGACGATAAGTTGTAATATACTGTCCGTTGATGAGTGCCTCGGCACCTGTTACACTGGATGTATAGACCGGAAGATAGTTGTAGTTGCCGATACCTTCCTGCTGACCGGTTACACCATAGCTGGCACGGAGTTTCAGGTTAGAGACTACCTTGTTGTCCTTCAACCAAGGCTCCTCTGTCAAGGTCCATCCCAAAGCTACAGATGGGAAGGTACCCCAGCGGGTATCCTTAGAGAAGCGGGAAGATGCATCGCGACGAACGGTAGCTGTCAGGAGATATTTTCCATCGAAGGAATAATTGACACGACCGTAGTATGACAACATCACGTGGCGGTAATCAGAAGCCTTCACGGTAGAAAGGGTTGTACCTGCCGCACTCTTGGTATAATAAAGAGGTGTAGAGCTCTTCCAGTACTGATAGTCGTAACCAGCTGTCAGATCCACATTGCTCTTGATATTCTCGAAATACTTTGCATAGTTGGCATAGAGGGTAAGCAGACGGTTCTCGTTCTTCTGAGGACCATACTTGTAATCGCTACCGCTCAAGGACTCATCCTTGTTGAATGACTGTGCTGCATAGCCAGGAACATAAATGGTACCATCACCCTTGGCATAATCAGCACCAATGGTAGCATGGAGCTTGAGGTCTGGCAGGAAATGAACCTTGTAATCTACATCCATCGAACCGATAAAGCGGCTCACCTTACTCTTTGAATCATAAAGATCCACCAGACCACGTGGGTTTCTTACACCCGCATTTACTGGATAGCCATCAGCATCGAGAGCCTCGTTATAGCCACCATAGCTGTTATTGCCTGAATATACAGGAATGGTTGGGTTGAATGTTGCGGCAGCCCATACTGCACCACCATTGTTGAAAGAGTTGTTATTGAGTGTACCCTTGGCATTGATGGTCAACTTCAGGTGATCCTGGAAGAAGCTAGGAGTCAAGACCACGTTACCAGTCCAGCGCTCCACATTGTCCTTACGCACCAGACCACTCTGGTTGTAATATCCGGCAGAAACACGGAAAGGCAAATACTTACCGATGCTTCCGCTCAAGCTAAGGTTGTTATCAGTACCGAAAGCTGTGCGATAAACCTCGTCGTTCCAATCGGTATTGGCATTGCCGAGCAATGACTTCTGGTTATCTGTACCATACTGATTGATGACATTCACGAAATCATCGTGGCCCAACATATCCACCATCTGCGCACGGGTCTGCATACTATTGGTAGTATTGAAGTTCACCTTCAAACCGCCCTGCTGTCCCTTCTTGGTGGTGATGATGATGACACCATTGGATGCACGGGAACCGTAGATGGCGGTAGAAGAAGCATCCTTCAATACAGTCATGCTCTCGATATCAGAAGGGTTGATCATACTGAGGAAGTTGCTGCTGTTACCAGAGATACCGCCCTGCTCCAATGGCACACCATCGAGCACGATAAGCGGGTCGTTGCTGGCATTCAGAGAAGCACCACCACGTACACGGATGGTACTACCTGCTGAGGCAGAACCACTGTTGGACATGATCTGTACTCCGGAAACCTTACCATTGATCAACTGCTCTGGAGATGAAACAAGACCCTTGTTGAAGTCCTTTGCCTTCACCGTAGCCACGGAACCCGTCAGGTCGCTCTTGCGCGCTGTACCATAACCGATGACCACGACATCGGCAAGCGCCTTGCTATCCGACTCGAGTTTCACCTTCATATTTTCAGAAATAGCCAGTATCTTATCTATATAACCTATATAAGATACCTTGATCTTCTTGGCAGAAGAAGATACTTGAAGACTGAAGTTACCGTCGAAATCAGTAACCGTACCACCCTTTTCGCCTTCCACCGTAACAGTGGCACCGATAAGAGCCTCACCATTTTGAGCATCTGTCACCTCACCTTTGACGGTGCGAGTCTGCGCCAAAAGCTGCAAACATCCCATGAGTAACAAAGCTGCGAGAAGGATACCTCTCTTTCTTACTTTACTAAAGATTGCATTCATTTGCCTAGTTGTTTAATCAGGTTATTATTTGATCTAACATTTTGTTGTGGTTGCAAAAGTATCAAATACAATCAAAAGTACAAGACTGAAAATTGCCAAAAGAAAACAAAAAACGGACAAGAAACCAGAATATGTCTGGTTTTGTCCGTTTTGTAATATATATCAGTCCATAATTCATTCCACACCCATTACTTTCACAACACCCGACTCGTATGAATCCAGGATATTTGCTAAAGCAGGTAATGGAAGCTGATCAGAAGGCTTGGCTACCTCATAAGCATCGAAGCTTGCAGGATTGGCAGCGTAAGTAATATAACTGATCTGTTCCCTGCAGAGAACTCATGATTGGGCGCTTCACTGCCTCGAAGTAGTTAGACTCCATGAAAATATTTGAACCCGAACAACTTTTATACGAAAACGTTATCATAGATTAGGAAATTAACAAAAAAAAAGCTGAATCTTGTTACGAAGATTCAGCTTCAATAGAAGTGGTACCACCAGGAATCGAACCGGGGACACAAGGATTTTCAGTCCTTTGCTCTACCAACTGAGCTATGGCACCAACTATGAATAACAAACGATTTCTCATTTGCGGGTGCAAAGGTACACATTTTTTTTGGTTCCAACAAATTTTTTCAAGAAAATCTTTCCCAAAAGTGAAAAAAAATGCATTTTTATTTTGTTTTGTCCCAATTTTCATGTACCTTTGCATCGTCATTCTGTAAAAAACAGTAAATCGGCATCGGGATTTAGCGCAGTTGGTAGCGCACGTCGTTCGGGACGATGAGGTCGCTGGTTCGAGTCCAGTAATCCCGACGAAAAGTCGTCAGATGTGCCATAAACACTGAGGTATCGCCTTAGTCGGCTTCAAAGTGGTCGGTACAATGTCGGTTTCAAACCTTTATATACATTATTAATAATAAGCTGTATCTGAGAAAAATTAAAGATATGGCTAAAAAAAATTATGCTCCAAATTCGAATGACACTGTACTTAGCAGTGTCATTGGCTGGAAACCTCCAGTTTTTCATCAGAAATCTGAATGTTATATCTCCTTCATGGCGTTTGATCCTCAGCTCAACCGCATGAGGAAGAAGAAAATCATGCTTGACCATATCAAGGGCAAGCGTAATCAGCGTGTCTATGCCGACCAGATTATGAAGCGTCTCACCGAGAAGCTCATGGCTGGCTGGAACCCATGGATTGAGGCTCTGCAGCCACTGGAATATACGAAGTGGGAAGATGTACTCGAGAAATATAAGGCTTATCTCGTCAAAATGTGCAACGAGGGTAGCATGCGTGAGGAGACTTTTGTTGACTATAGCAGTCGTGTCAGAATCCTGGAGAGATGGAAGAAGGAGAAAAACATAGTCCTCAACTTCTCCTACCAATGGGACAAAAGTAATGTGAGCAAGTTCCTGGACTATATATTCATCGACCGAAACAACACAGTTCTGACCCGCAACAACTATCTTGCCTGGACTAAAAGTTTTTCCACCTACCTGCTGGCTCGCGGCTATATCCCCAAAAATCCAACTGAAGGACTGGGACGCATCAAGAACAGACAGAAGAAAAACAGAGATGTCATACCGGATTGTACCATGCAGCTCATCAGAGACTACCTACAGGAGCACAACAAGCACTATCTGCTGGCTTGTGAAATCATCCACTATCTCTTCATCCGCCCTCGTGAGATGTCCTATCTCAGAATCTGCGATATCCATATCAAGACTCAGACCATAAGTCTGCATGGTGAGAACACGAAGAATGGAAATGATGCAGTAATCACCCTGCCGACTCACGTCATTAAGCTGATGATGGAACTCAACATCTTCTCACACCCAGGGCAGGACTATCTCTTCTCTGACGGGTTCTGCCCAGGACCTGAAAGAAAGAACGAGAAAATGTTCAGAGACTACTGGACTCGTGTCCTGAGAAAGGAACTGAAACTCTCACCTCGCTTCAAATTCTATAGCTTGAAGGATACAGGCATCACCAACATGCTGCGGGCCAATGCCGACGTCTTGTCGGTCAGAGATCAGGCAAGACACTCATCAATCCTCATTACTGACATCTATACGCCTAAGGATATACAGAAGGCGAATGAGTATATCAAGAACTATCAGGGAATCCTATAATATAATAAGGTGGAGAGCCAACTGCTCCCCACCTTATTATATATTATGATAGCATATAGAAATAGCCTGTGTAAACTGGCTCGATGGCATCGTCCTTGACCTCCATCTCTATCTTCTCACACACAAATCTCTTGTTGCGGATGATGTATATCTTGGATGGGTCAGGTATTTCATCTGACCTGAACTTGACTTCCATGCAGTTTTTATTGTCTATTTTTAGACCGCTAGCATGTAAGGTTCCCAGACTGGTTGTACCAAATTCGCTCTTCATGCATAGCGACAACGAGAAATATTTATCCTCGAAATGGGCGATGCCGAGTCTGAATCCCTCATTGATACGATAGTCGGTAAGGAACTGTGGCCATCTTGACTTTTCCCCAACCCAAGATAGTTTTGTGGTTGAACCATCGGTAGATTGCACCCTGCCAGGAAGAATGAAGAAAATATTCATGCATTCCTGCTCGTCTTCTGAGTTATCGAGTGCAGACTCATCATCGAGCGCATCCTGGACAGAAGTATAACTATAGCCATCGTCGTCAACATCGTACTCCTTGGAATCTGATTCCTTATCATTAGGCATTGACAGAAGGCACCGTCTCTCGTAATACTTGTCTTCCAGCAACCCCGACTTGAAATTGATATTCTCAACTACTTGAGCTGCGGGTGAAATGTTCAGATCTATAAAATCATCTGAAGAGCTGTCCCTGATAAGTGGTGACCAGATGCCAACAGGTTTCCAGCTTTTGTTAGCATTTTCATCTACCATATATACATAGTAATTGCCAAAATTCTCGATGATAGTCTGTCGTTTTTGCTTTTCAGACCATGACAGCGTTGTTGAAGCAAACTGTTTGTTTGCCCCCATTAACTCTTTGCTATGAACAATCTCAAAATTATCGAAAACTTTTTTCGAGATAACTTCATAATTGTCTCTATTGGCAGAATTGCCCAGATTGTATTCCAGGTTTGCCGTAGATGAAGTAGAGAAGGAGCCATCTTCATCGTAGTCCGTAGTGTATTCGTCCATAGGTTCAATCTCTAAAGAATCAGCTGTTGTCAGTTCTGAAGCATTGATAACTGAGCAGGTCTTCAGAATATCATCAAAAATGATAGTGGCATTGAAGAGTTTCCGGAATTCCTCAATAAATGTATAGCTAGACCAATGAGGAAGCGCCTTGCATAGTTCACGCGTCTTGTAGGCTGAAGCTATATACAGAAGATTCCACGGTTTACAGTCGAAGTCGTTGCGCTTGAGAGTGTATCCTTCATATTCTACCACTTTGCGGAAGATATACATCAGATTTGGCTGAACTGCCAGGTTCACGATATATGGTGCATTGTAGCCGATGAACTGCTTTGTTCTATCCACTCCAACGAAATTGGCAATCATATCGTTCGTTTCGTCACGAACAGGTACAAAACACCATTTTCCTTCTACTCCCAGGAACTCCGACTTATCTTCATCAAGTCTGTAGATGTCATTGATCTTTTGAAGGTCTTTAAATCCCTGAGACCAGCCCTTATCAACTGTATAACCAGGCTTGTCAGCTGTGCCATATGGTATCTCATCGATATAGTGCTTGGTCATGCGGTCGTTGAACTTGATGCGGGACTTGCCTCCAACTATCTGCAGTTTGATCTCTTTCTCATTCGCGGATAGTATGGTACCGACACCGCTCATGATGAGCTGGCTATTACAGAACAGCTTGCAGTCATCGTATTTGGCGATGTTCTTCTTGACCTCCAGTCGCGATACATTCTTGAATATGACACGGTTCTCCAGGATATTCATGGGGAAGGTAATGTCGTAGGTGTACTCACCATCATCGGTGACATACTGATTTGCGTATGTCACCTTGATGGATGATGTAGAAATGGGATAGGCCTTATGGCCATTGATGATGCATGTTATCATATCTACTTGTTGTTTAGCATACGATGATATTCATTGAGTTTGCGGTCGATGCCGTCTCTGCCAGCGATAGACACATCTGCCTTGATACCTCTCTCAATATTCTCGTTGAGTCTGGTGACTGCTGAATTAACTCCATCGAGGGACTGGCGTACCTCGGTGTTATCATTGTTGACATTGACAACAGGAGCTACCACGGTACTGCTACCCTGTCCCAGAGAACGTGTGATATCATCAGCGGTCAGCGAGCCAACTGTATTGGTGCGCTGGGCCCTATCGATGAGGTCAAGAGCCGGACGGATGGATGAGTTGTTGACGGCATTGTGATTAGCCACGAACTCGCCTTCATGCACAACTCCAGCCTCCTTTCGGTAGCGGTTGCCTCCGGTGTAACCACCTTCGTAGTACCCTACTGCCTCTGCCTGGTGCTGCTTTTTGATGGTAGCAATCTGCAGCATACCTGCTGCGGTTGCCATGCCGGCTGCGATAGGTGCCATAACCCAACCTGTGACAGGAATGCTAGCTGCTGAAGAGTAGGCGTTGATGGCAGCCATAGCGGTTGATGCGATTGCTTGAGCAATCTCAATCTTCATGGACTTTCTGTTTGCTTTAGACTTGGCTGCGGCTAACTCTTTGTCTCGCTTCTCCTCCAACTTTTTCTTTTTCTTCGAATTGTTGCCAGCTGCAGCAATCTGCTTTTCGTAGTTCTTGGAGATTTTCGCCTGCTCGAGGTCAGAGCATGCTTGAGCGTATGCCGACGCAGAAGAAAGAATGTTGTTGATGCCGTTGTATGCGGCAGAGGTCTGCTGCACCATGTTATCGAGGAAGTTGGTGGTCACCTGGGCCTTCGCCTGCATGTATGCAGCATGGTTCTGCTTGTCGTTGCCATACAACTCCTTCAGCTTCTCCATAGTGTTCTGATAGTTTGAGATTTGTGAGGAGAAGTATCCACCCAGAGTGGCATTGCCGGTCGACTGGGACTCCCCTGCTGCAGCCCTGGCACTGTTGACCATCTCAGATGACTTATCATTGATTTTTATCTGAGCACTACCGGCTCCATGGTCATCAGCATCAATTTGCGCTCTCTGGGCAGCAAACTGCTTGGTTATCTCCAACTTCATCTGCTGATATTCCTCCTCCTTGATTAATCCCTGCTTGTAGAGATTGTCAAGGCCATTGAGGTACATGGTCTCCTGTGCCTGCAAGTCTTGCTTGCCAAACTGCTGACGGAGTTCACGCAGCTGGTTCTGGTATGACTCCTGCATCTGCAGCTGGTGGTCGAGCTCAGCCTGTTCCATCTCAGCCTTCAGATCCAGCCACTCCTCGCTGCCCTCTCTGTCTTTGTAGAGTGCAAGACGTTTTTTCATGGCTTCGACATCATTCTTATATAGGGCTTCATTGAGAGCGTTATCATTCTGATAGATAGCAGAACTGGCATCATTGTACTGAGCTTTGATGCTAGCCTTCTTCTGTAGGCGTTCACGCTCAATGGCCTGCTCATTCATTTTCTGAATGGCAGTATCATGCTGCTTGACAACATTGACCTGGTTGTCTAGTAACTGCTTGTACTCATTACTCTCAGCACCATACAACTGTTTCAGCTTGGCAAAGCTCTTAATCTGGATGTTTTGACGGTCATCGATGAACTGCAGATAGGTTTTCTTGCCTTCTGCATAGGCTTTAGCGTTGTCTGCCATCAGTTCGTTGGTCTCAGCCTTGATGCTATCGGCGGCCTGCTTCTGCTTGCGTTTGGCTTCAGCCTGGCGCTTACGTGCCTCGGCTGCAGCTGCCTTCCCTGCTTTGACACGAGCCTTGCGCTCTTTTTCTGAAACCTGATGAGTGCCGGCTGTACTCTGCTTCTTAATGATGGTACCATCATTGCCCTTGCCATTGTAGCCATTGTTGCGCCATGGTTCCGGATCATTAATTTCGAAGTGCTGGGACTCTAACTGTTTAATCTTATCGATGAGCTTCTGCTGATACTGCTTTTCACGCTCAATGCTCTTGTTCATCACATCTATGAACACTTCTCTGTTGTCAGAAGCTAAGTTTAACATCTTAGTTTTACCACTTGCAAATGGATTAATACGCCCCCAAACTTTAGCCCAGAACCCACGCTTGTCGTTGTCAGCTTCGCTTAGCAAGTCTTCTTGTTCTGCCTGCTTGGCTATAGACTCAGCAAGCTTCTTCTGCAGACCGTCGATGACGATCTTCTTCTTCATCATGTCAATGTACGACTGGATTTGCCTTGTTGCTTGACCGGTGCGCACTGCTTCCTCTGTGATGTTGCCGAGGTGCTCACGCATCAGCTTGCCGTTGAGCTCCTCCAGTGCTGCCTTGCGGTCTGACTCAGCTGTGGTGTTGGACTGGATGGCAGAAACGAGGCGCATGATGGCTGCCTCTTCGTCTGCAGCCTGCTTGTTGGCATCGGTCACTGCATCATTGTAGTCACGCTGAGCCTGCTCTGCGGTGCTCGTCTCCTTAGATAAGGTAACGATTGCTGCTGTGAGGCCTACGACAACAGCTATCACGGCTGTGATAGGATTGGCCAACAAGACCTTGTTCCATAACATCTGCGCTGCTGCGGTCAGCTTTATTTCCTTTGTGAGCGCCATTTGAGCGATTGCCATGGTCTTCAAGGCTGATGTTTTGAGACTTATCAACAAGGTGTGCGCCTTCTCCTTGATAATCATGATATTGAGCCATGCCATCTGCGCCTTGTCAACTATCAGCTTAGCCTTTGACATGGCTGTATAGGTGACGATTGCAGCGGTCAGAACTATCAGGATGCGCCAATACTCCTTGACGAAGTCAACGAGTGTGGAGAGTGTCCGAACACCGAGACTGGCTGCAGATATGCAATATCGTGCTGCAGGATAGAGTTTCTGGCCCAGTTCGATGGAGAGATCCAGGAACTTCTTGCTCGCTTTGTCTAGTTGAGCCTGCACACTCTCGTTCTGTGTCTCGAACTCATTGAGGACGGACGTGCCTTCGGAATAGGCTTCGTTTGCCAGGTTTTGAGCAGTCTTGATGTCATCGAGTTTATCAGCGAGGACGGTAAGGACGCCAGTCGCCCTGGAGCCGTCCATCTTCATTTCCTCGAACATCGGTGCAAGGTCTGCGAATCCTCCCTTGGCTCGCATGGCTGCCAGGAACTGGAGGAGTGCGCCGTTGGCATCCTCCTTCAGGGTGTTGGAGAACTCCTTGACATTGAGTCCTGCAATCTTTGCAAACTTTGCGGAGTCCTGGAACATTTTGGCGAGGAGGTTCTGTACAGCGGTTGCTGCGGTCTCATCCTGCTGCATGTTCTGGTCGAGAACAGATGCGAGACCCATAATTTGAGCCTGTGTGAAGCCTGCCTGCTTGCCGACACCTGCCACACGGGCGGTGAAGTCAACGAGATAGCCGGCAGAGGCAGAGGAATTCTGAGCCAGTTCATTGACTGCAGAACCTGTCGCCAACATAGCACCTCGCAGACCTTTGGTTTTGTCTTCGCCGAACATCTGGGCGAGTTTACCGATCTGTGAGACTGCTTTATCGCCAAGGTCATCCCCGAGGGCGACATTGATTTTATCGGCTCCATCAACAAAATCTTCAACTGCAGCTGTCGATGTGATGCCTAGTCTGCCGGCATCCTCTGCCAGTTGGTTGAGTTTCTGGCGAGGTGTGCGGGTATCCATCTTCTTGAAGTCCTCGTTCATGCGTTCGACCTCATCGGCTGCCTGACCGGTGTACTTGCGTACATTGGTCATCTCATCATCCATTTTGGCATACTCCTCCACACACTTCTTGACGGTGAAGGTGATGCCGGAGATGGCAGCAACGGCTCCCAGGGCGATGCCCTGCATGCGGTTGAACCAATCGGCAGAGCGTTTGATCCAGGACTCCTGGGCTACTCCTTCGGCTCTGACCGCCTGCAGTTCTGCCTTCAACTGCTTGGCTTGTCTCTCCATCTGCTTGAACTGCTCGGTACCACGTTCCATGCCATGCATCTGCTGGTTCAGTGCCTTGATGGAGTACTCCAAGTCACGGATGGAGGATGTTTTGAGGTTGGACATGGTGTTATTGACCAACTGCATCTGCCGCTTGGTCTCCTTGATGTCCACATTGGTGCGGTCAATCTCCTTGTCATACTGCTGCATGAGGGTGACCACCTTCTGCTCGCTCTGTCGGATGCGTTCCAGCTCTGCCTCGACCAGCTTCAACTGCGAAGCTCGAGAGGCGTACATGGTTGTGCTCGGGTCGAAATCGGCCATCTGCGAGCGAAGTCTGCCTGCAGTAAAGTTGAGATCGTTGAGAGATGCATGTTTCAGATTTGACACGGTTGCCGTCATGCGTCTCGCTTCTTCATCAGCCTTGCGTGTTGCGCCCTTCAGGGAAAGCATCTGCTCCTTGACCTTTGAGAGTTGTGCATCCAGCTTTGCGAAGTCTGAAGGATCAGACGCTGCCTTCATCTGCCCCTTCAGATGTCTAGCTGCCTTCTCCAGCTGTCCGAGGCTTGCACTTGACAGGTTGTCGAGTGTCTCCTTGACGCTCATGGTTGAGTTCTTGAATTGCTTCATCTCTCGCTCTGCGGCCTTCAGATCCTTGGCGAGGGATGCGCCTAAACGGGAATCGCCCGCCGAGAAGGCATCTTGTTTTGCCTTCTTCAGACGAGCGACTCTGTCCTCTAACTCTTTGAGTCGGTTCTTCGCCTCCTCTGAGTTGAGCTTGATGACTGTTGTATATACCTCTTGTCTTGCCATTATCGGGTGACTTGTATATAGCTGTTATATAATATGTTGGAATGGGGATTGAAGTTGACGACCTTGATGTCATAGCCTTTGGTGCCCCACCGCCACCAGAGGAATCTGTGCTTGTACTGCCTGTAGACGATAGTCTGGAGGCTGTCTCTCGCCTTGTATGTCAAGATGGAGTCTGCCGTGTTGAGACGGAAACTGAGCCATCGGTCGCAATAAGTATAGACAGAATCGCTGCGGTCTGTCTTGACCGTATCAGCAGAACTCAGACTTGTGCGCTGGTCTGCCATGACCTGGCCAAGACGTATGTCCAGGTCATGGAGCAACTGGCGGTCGTAGGCCTGAAGCTTGTACTCCTCTGCCGGCATCTGCAGCACCTGCTGCGTGATGACCATGATCGAATCGCGGATGGTGTCTCGCTCGGCTGGAGCATACTGAAGTTTCAGCCCATTGAGCTGTTCTCTCAGTTCCTGCTCCGCTCGCTGCCGTCGATGGTCAGAAATCCAGACGCAGGCGATGATGACCAATATCACCGATATGGTCATGATGATAGACTTGAGATGTTTCTGCATATCCCATTGATTTAAATGTCAGCATACTCAGGGATGGCGTCGAAGCAAGGACACTCCTTGATGCGCTCCCACGGATCGACCACTCCATTGTGGTTCTTGTCAGGCGAGATGTCACGATGTCCCATGATCTTGGCATCAGGATAGCGCTTTCTCAGCTCCACAAGCAACTCACGCAACGCCTGTTTCTGAGCCTCCGTGCGGTTGTCTATAGGCTTGCCTGTACGTGAAATGCCGCCCATGTATGCCACGTTGATGGAATCGAAATTATGTCCCGCGACTCCGTTGGATGGAAGATCTTCTGTCATGAGCTGCGTGCATTTGCCGTCTGCAGTCACGACCCAGTGGTATCCAGGATAGTGCCAGCCCTTGTTGGTGAACTCCTTGAGCAAGGCATCGACAGACCATGACTGTCGGCTTGCTGTACAATGAATAAAAATTTTCTTAATCTTGCGTGCCATTTTTGTTGTTGAAATATTTATTGATTATGTCTTTTACTCTGGTGTCAAATGTCAGTGCGAAACCAAAGACGGTTGCCACGTAAACCAGACTCTGCCCAAAGTACCACAAGACGTTTGATGTAACGTCGTGGGACAAAAAAAAGCTGATGTACACGAGCACAATGCCAGCAAGCAGAACAATGCCGGCAGAGCTGTAGTGTATCCAATCCTTGGTATTTCTCTGCATATCTGTTATACCTTTTTAAAACTGGCACAAAGGTACATATAATATAAGGTATATAAAAATACGGCAGGAAGGACTATTCCCCCTCCTGCCGTATCTGCGAACTATGAGATATCACGGTCGAGCAGCTCCTTTGCCATCTGCTTAGCCTGCTCTCGCCAATTCTGGAATGTCAGGTACTCCGCCTCGTGCTCCTTGTTGCCATCACCATGGTTGCACAGGATGGCTTCGACATCGCTCTGGCTGTACTTAGTACGAACCAGACCATTCACGAACTCGCGATAGCTTGCCGACTTAGCCTCAATCTTGGTGGAGCCGTCGATCTCTGTCCCCTCATAGCTGTAAGCTGTTACTGCCTGACTATCGCCATCAGACTCCGACATATTGGTGTCTGGGTGATAGTTTTCAACTCTCTGTTCACTCAGGAACAGGAGAAAATGATCACTGTCATATCTCAAGTATGACATGCGACAAAGATAAAATTTCTTGTGCATCTATATAAACTTATAAAATTTCTTGCCAAACTTGTTGGTGAGTTCTGCTGCAACGGTGTAGAAGCCTTTATCCAACAGTTCCCACTCCTTGCGTGCCTGGTCAACCAAGATGTCAGATCCAGTAAAGAGCCACCACGACTCTGGCTGCCACACCGGCTCCTCAATCTCATCGCCCTGCTCATCGAACAGCCCCGTCTTCTTGACATGATCAATGAAACGGAAGCGGATGGCGAGGCGGTCCTTGGGCACCTTCTTGGTGACCATGTGCTTGACGCCCTGGTCGTCAACCTCTTCAACCTGCTCCATCTTGAAATCAACTCTCGACTTATCAATCTTGTAATCCTCTATGAGGATGAGGAACTTGTCATAGTCCTCAATGTTGTGGCACAGGATATCGCCTGGATGCTTCTTCTGTGCCAAACTCATGCCCTCGAAGGGAACCTCTCCCTTGCGAGCCTTCACAATCTGACCATACTTTTTCATACCGATTTTATTTAATAAGTTTTTTGTGTCTGCGTGTTTGGCAAGGCCTAGCCTGGAGGCAGCCTTGTGCCGGATCTGTTCATCGTTAAGTCCACGTTTGCGCAATCTTGCGACTTGGGCACAGAGTGCCTGCTTGGTGCGCTTGCGCAAAAGGGCATGGTCGGCAAAGATCTTCTGTCCACAGAAGTCTATGCCGTCACATGTACGATGAATATTCCAACTTTTATTGATGCTCAGCTTCCAGTCTCTTGCCAAGTGCATGACTGCAAGCTCCGCCATGAGGCGTAAGAAGACCTTATCTTCATGCATGATGAAGATATTGTCCATGAATCTATAATAATGTTTGAGCCCTTCGCGGCAAAAACGGTCGAAGCGCTCATTGAGGGATTTTACCCCCCCCACATTTAATACTCTTGCCTGCTGCTCAGAGCGGCATGTGAGGAGCATGTCCGTGACGTAGCGAGCCTGCCAATAGCCGTGTTTTTCGGGGTCTTGGAGTATATCAAAACACCGCATGGCGAGATAGTCAAACCTCGCCAGAAACAGTTGTCCCAAAAGTTGTGTGAGCTTGACACCCAGCACTATGCCGTTGGCATAGCTGTCAACGACTTCGTCGATGAAAGCAAGCAACTTGCGGTCCTTGATATACAGTCTGTACTCTCTCTTGAGCAAATTGTGCTCAACATTCTGGAAATAATGGTGTATATCCATGGGCAAGCAATAGAATGTGTCTTGCTGAGGCGAGGTAAAGATGTCCTGCTTGATTATCTTGTAGAAGAAATGCGTGCCACGCCCCTTGGTACCAGCTGGACTGTTGAAAGGAATCTTGGCTCTCAACTTATCTTCACTAGTATGCATGGCTGCATGCTGAATGACATGATCGTCAACAGGCAACTTGTTGACTATGCGGCGCTTGGGCTGCTCAACCAGCTTGGCCTCATAGTCTGATGTATGCCAAGTCTGATGGGTATAGGCATTTAGCAGGGCTTGAAGATTTGCCTCAAACTCTGCCTCAAATGCTTGAACAGAGAGACGGGACTTCTTGTGTCGGGAAAAATCAAAAAATGCTTCACGAAAATTTTGCAAAGTCTCCACCTCCTGTGAAATGTTGCCTAACCTCTTCACTTGCTTTTTAAAATTTTATGTAAATATAAAAAAAGGTCGGTGTCTGTATAAAATGTCGGTGTCTGTGTCTGTTGTCTGCTTTTCTAATGTCCTAACTTTCGACCGGATGACCCATTGCCATCATCTACTTGCTATTCTGCTAAAGTGTATGTTTTGCCATGAGGCAAGGCCTGACTCCCGAAATCTCTGCAGCTAAGCAAACTAACCTGCAGTATCTTGTTAAGTTGAGGGCCGCACCGCAGTTCACAGAGGAAACCGAGACAGCATTGACCACGTCGAGCGTCGAAAGACCGCATTGACCACCAGTGCGAGCGTGGCCACCGCGCAAACACAAGCGAAAACCGGAAGTAGCGTTTGACGTATTCCAAAAATAGCCAGTCGAATAGGTTGACTCTGTAGCACCAATCTGCGTACAGAAGTTCTCCAGATGTTCCATCGACAAGGTCTTGATATATCCTTCACCACCGCCAGGTGACTTGCTCAACGCCTTCATGCCGGTAGCATTGCCGATAGTCCAGGAGCCGTAAATAGACGGAGCGACCAGGTGGGTCATGGTCTTGTCACTATTCACCTGGCAGAACTCATCATCCATCATTCGCCAGAGATTGCCAAAGCCGTTCTTGTAACCGAAGAAACATGGAATCTTGGCATTATAGACCGTTGTGCCTGCGTCATTCTTAACTGCATAGGTCGCTTCTCCACATGAATCACCAAGCTCTATGCCTGCACTCATTTGTGCAACTGGTCGATAACCATTGTAGGCTTCCCAGTTCGGCAACTGCGTCAAGCCTGCTCCGAGTCCACCTTGGAAGAGGCCGTTGGCATCCTTGTTGGCATTGACTGCATCCTGATCATAATGAGTACCGAAGATGACACTGAACAGTATTGCGACAATGGAAGTATGTCGCATGGTTGTGCAAAGCCAACCCTTGCCGTTCTTACGCGCTGCAGCTCTGAACTGCTCTGTAGTCATAGCGGTAGCAGGTCTGCCCAGCAACGTATTGTTCTTGCCATCATAGGTAGCATTGTTGTCGCCACCACGGTAGTTAGCTGCATTATTGATGTAACTAACCAGGCGTCCGGTACTACGCTCAATAGTAGCGAAGCCCGCTGCAGAAAGACTGCCGATTGGTATCTCGAGATTGTATTCACCTGGTATTGGCTTGATGCCAATCTGCTCATAGTGCAATCCGCCAATATCCTTGATGACAACGTAGAATTTACGGCCCCATCCCCACTGATAGTGACCTTCTGTACCATCCAGCCTTGCCGGTTCACCAGTAGCATACTTGTGGTGATCCTTGCTGTCGAGCTTTCTGCGGCTATGGTCATTCTTGACCAAGTATGCGCCAAGTCCGAGGATGTATGGCAACTCCTTCAGCAATTCAAGTGAGCCAATGTATGATGCCGCCTTAGGCGTTGCGTTGGCTGTATTCCAAACTCTGCCGCACCAGGCATGCTGACCGACTGCAAGGTCAGCCTTAAGCGCATCCATTCCGATGCTAGTGACATTGCCATTCTGGTCTGTCAGCAGCACACTCTGATTGCTGTTGACGGTTGTGACTTTAGTCACCGAATTGAATTTTTTACCTTCCATTTAACTATTCTAATTTTGTTTATTCTCTACTACACTATATACCCAAATTGTGTGACCATTCTGACTCGTGCCGATTAGTTCACACCAGCCATAAACTCCTATGGTAGCCTCTCTATTCAAGAAGAAACTGCTGCCTGCCGCCATGAATGCGTCCATTTCCTGCTCGCCCTTAAGTGTCGCTAGCGGTGTACTGCGCGTTATGATAGGATTGAAGACCACAATGCGCATGAATTCTCCATCGCTCAGGTGCGGTAGGACATAGGTACCACCACCTCTGATAAAAGAGCCATTGATGACACTAGTACCATCAGTAACCGTATTTTCGTTGTATCTCAGTCTTCCGACAGAGATATCACCCGAGACGCTAATATTCTGGAATATTCCTCCATTGCAGATAACTTTGCCGTCCTTTGCTAAGAACATGAGGTGGTCATTTTCATCCTTCATCTCGATGACCTTGACTCCCAGGTTGTCAACAAGCTGATATTGAGTCAAGATGATTTTGGCAATTACCATTTCAATCGGGCTGCCAAGCCTCCAATAATGGTTGTTTTTGTCCTCTTTGCTGCCTGGAAAATTGGTTTCAGACTTGATGTGACTCTTGATACAGCTGTAATAGCCGCTGTTGTAGATAACGACATCTTTCCACTCCTCACCGGAAGCACCGCACTGGAAGTCATAGCCAATACCGCAATTATCCCAAGACTGAGGACCGCGAAGCGTTGCGCCGGTTTCGCCTCTCTTGCCATCTTCGCCATCGGCTATTGTCTTGACAGGTATCGTATACTTGTATGTAACATTCTCGACTTTGACTGCGACAGCTAAATTGGTACATACATCAATATTCGCTCCTATCACTACAATAACTCTCTTCCCTTTGTCGTTGTTTATCACACTAGCCTTAACAGAGCTGGCACAATTAGATGGAACTTCCACACTGACAGAACAGGCTAATTCAACTCCTGCTTTGTAAGCTCTCACGTCAATAGCGTACGTGCCGGCAAATTGAGATTTCTTGTGTATGATTGTCGGCATTGAAAACTGTATGTTGATGGCATCCTTGCCAGCAGCTCCATCAGCACCATCCTTGCCAGCGGCTCCATCAGCACCATCCTTACCAGGTTTGCCCAGCGGACCTTGACCGCCTGTACAGCATATAGGAGTAGTCTCAGTAGAGGTTCCATCTGTGAAGTAGATGATGGACTTTGTCCAGATGAATCTGCCGCTCACCCACGCTGGAGACTTACCCTTAGCCCATGCACCTCCGGTGATGGCCGTAGAAGATGTGGAAGAGTAGTAGCACTCCTCGATGCGGTCTATGCTCCTTGCTACAGACAGGCACATAGGTGTGGACACCTTCTCATTGCCATCGGTGTAGTAGATGTGCGTGCGGCTCCAGATGTAGTAGCCCTTGCGCCATTTTGGAGCTGTTGTCTGCCAGCCATCTGTCGGTGCAGTTGTCTGACTTGTTGACTCGGCATACTCCAAGTCAGTGTTGGATATGCCGACACCGACTCGGAGAAACTTAATCAGTCTTGTGATAACACTCATAGGCTATTTAACGGATTGAATTGTTAATGCAACGTTGCCGTATCCTGCGTGTATGCAGTCTGCTCTCGTCACAGCGAACGAACTCAACTGAACAGTTGGCTTGCGTGACGCTTCAGTATTGAGGACAACGCCAGACCCGGACTTCAGAGTGAAATAGAACTTCGTATCTACCGTCTCCGACTTGCCTCTGACAACCAACCTCGGTGTATAGGTCACAGTACCATTGCCTGCCTCGTCCTCACTGATAGACTCATCGGCAGGTGTCGGGTTCGGCTCGATATCGAACGGATCCGACGCATCGATGACTGTAACAAAGTCGAATCCAAGAAGATGGTCCTTGTCCATGGCCTTGTCATTGTAAACCTCAACCATGAACTCACGCGTGCAATCGACCTCAGAAGCCTTGACTGTAATGGTCTTACCGCTTGCTCCTGTAATCTGCTCCCAGCCAGTGATACTGTTGGTTGCACGGTACCATTTGTAGTAGAGGACAGTCTTAATGGTATCATTGCCCTGCGTTGCCTTAGCCTCGAGCTGACAGCTGTCATCCTTGCTGTTGAGTATAAAGTTGTGCGTATCATTCTCTGGAGCCTTGATGGTCACTCGATAGGCTACGCCAGTATAGGGACCAACCGGTATCTCATAGACAGCCTGTACACTATCGGTAATCTCCTGCTGATTGGATCTCTCTGATACCTTGCCGATCATCTTGATGTTGATGGCAGTATAATTGGATGCCTTTACCAGGTTGTTGCATATTTTCAGCCCCCAGTAGAACTGCGATGCACTTGGTCTGATAATCTCGAAGAGACCATCGAAGAGGCCGGTTGATTTGCCTGCGCTGTTGAACGGTATCTCAGTCTCGTTGAAGAAGAACTGCATGGAAACAGGTGTCGTGACACCATCTGCAGCTCTTGATGAGATAACTACGAAGTAGAGCTTAGGCTGTGACTGCGAGAAGTCGGGATAGACGGTAACGACGTCGCCGTTCTTCTGGTACTCCTGGTAGAGATCCCCATCAGGAGACTGGATAGACGGTGTGAAAGTGCCCATCTTCTGCAGGAACGTGATGTTGACTGATTTGCTAGCACTACTCATCCCTTGCCTCCTCTCTCATGATGAATCTGCTGTCTATAGCAACAGGCAGCTTGTTGCACACTTCGCCGTCCTGCTCCTTACGGGCTGTCTGGCCATCCATGGCGATAGCGCCAATCTTGGACAGCGTTTCCTGAAACACGATAGAATCCACAAGCGGCAGGATGTCCTGGCACCAGAGAATGAAGTTGCCGTCTGGAAGTTCTGTTCTGTCCTCGGTCAGCTGGAGAAACTCCACGACCTTGCGGTTTGCCTTGATGTATCTTTCCATATTTTTAAAAAATGATTATTAGTGAAAAATAAACGGATTGCCGTCCGCATCCATGAACACCTTGCCGTCTGCATCCATGGCCAGAGCCAAAGGAGCCAAATCTTTGACTTCCAAGGCAAGGATGGAGCCCCTGTTCGGATCCAGCAGTTCTGTAGAAACAATCGGTGTCATGCCATGGCCTACGAGTACAGCATTCTCAAAGTGTACCGAATTATTCGGTGCCATCCACCAGAGCACCTGCAGTTCTCTTGTAGGGTCTGCAATATCGCCGATATTGTCGAAGATGGTAGCCTTGGCCTTGACCTGCTTGGTATCTGGCAGCACCTCGTCTACGACGTCAATCATGTCGTAATCGTAGAACGGAATTCTCCTGACGATGTTGACTATCTTGAATGGGGTTGCATCGTTGAGCTCTACGCTTGCCGGATTGCCTGCAGCAGAATATCTGGCTCTGCATCTGATGCAGATGCGCTTGCCCATGAGAGAGCGGTCTAGCGTAACGGATGCACCATCATCGGATATCTTGATCTCCAGGTCATCTGCAGTAACTGCGGAGAACTGTCCACGACTCCGGAGAAGTTCCCAGACGAACTGGCGCTTGTTCTTGGCGCACTCCTCAGAACCGAGGCGCAGGGATGCATTGATGACCTGCTTGTCGGTATCACGGAGTGGGTTGTAGTAGCGGTCACCGCTTGACAGCAGGAGCGTCGGCTTGTAGAGGGTCGCATTCTTGCAGTTGATGGAGTAGTCCATCGTAATATTGCGCACCTCGTTGGTTCGGGTGTCCAGGTACTTCGCCTTGAAGCGGAGCAGTATCGGCTTCTGCGGTGCTGCGTTGATGTACCAGAGCAGTTTGCCGGCATCATTGCCTGACGATGTGATGACATACTTCTTGGGTGTCGTAACCAGCGCATTGCCCTCCACTCCGTTCTCAACTCTGTACCAGGCGATGTCTGTCAGCTCGCTGTTGACACGACCGCTCGGGAGTATGCTATCTCGGTCAATGATGCTGATAACCGGCAGTAAGGCGCATGGCGTCAGCCTGTAATCAGGAGAATACTCATCCTGATCAGCATCATAGGTCTGCTCGAGCGGAACGCTGCCTGATACGGACTTGGAGTAATGTACCTGCAGAGGCGTGTACTTGATGTCTAATCTTTTGTATTTCATTTTTTATATGTTATTAAACACATTCCAGTGTGATGGAATCTTGGGCGACCTCATCGCCCAGGCCATCACGAAGTGTAACAGTTGCCGTGAACCTGATCTTAGCCGGAACTCCCTCGCTGTCGACGGAGAGGTCTGACTGGGTCAGGACGATAGCCTTGCCCGCCTTGGATCCGACTTCGAGTGCCCAAATGTTGTCGCTGGTTACTCTCTGTTCACCAGCCTTATTCTCCGTGTATCTGGTCCAGGCTACGTCGCTGTCGAGGATATCTGAGGTAATATCCTGGCCGTAGAGCGTAGCAACGACAGTCAGCGGAGCCCGGAAGTTGTCGAAGTCATAGATCGTCTCGTCTTCGAGAAAGTCAATGGTGAATGCCGGATTGCCTTCTATCATCGCCCAGTCGGTATTGTTCCACCTTGGTGCGGTATGGGTACCGGTCTTCTGGCATCGCCACTTGCAACCGGTGTACCACACATCTGAGGTCTCGAATTTGCCGGTATCTGGATTGAGGGCTGAGCAGAAATATTCTGCCGTCTCTGACCATGGTCCCCGGTCTACAAAATCGACAATCGGCTTGCCATGGTAGTCGATCTGTATGATGTCCTGTGTGATGATGCCGGCTGCATAGAGATAATCCCTGCCCTTGACGATGGGAAGGTCGAGCGACTTGACGAACTCAGGCATGTCGCCGAAGACCATGCCGTAGTTGAAATCATCCAGTATCGGCTTGGTGACGCCCGTCAGCTTGACGATGCGCCCCTCGGAACTGGAGATGTAGAAGCAGCTCTGCAGCGCCTCTTCGGTCTGGTTGCCATAACGGGCGATGTTCATGAGCTCGCACGGCGGGAAGTTCTTGCCTGCCGGAACATCAGCATCAGGATAGAGGGTGACCTCGATGTAATTCTTAACCGCATTGACGCTGTTGACTCTCATCCATGAGGTGTAGTAATCAGCCGAGGTGCCAGAATTGGCTGCCGAGGCGATGTTGTTAACCACTCCCTTGATGACGTTGCCCACATGCTGAGCCGTGAAGTATCCACTATACTTGGAGCGGAGGTGCAGGCCATAGCAGTCATCACCCAGGTTGTCAACGCTCTCGATGGTGTCACTCTCGGTGAAGAAAGTGTCACCCTCCTGCGCAGACAGGCGGTTGACAATCAGTTCCATGACCCGCATGTATGTGCGGACGGTGATGCTCTCAACCTCTGCATTGCCATTGTCATCGACCTGTGCGCCCTTGCCGTTGTACAGCCCGGAGACAAAGTCACCGAACTGTGCACCCGCCTTGAGCTGCGCCATCTGCTCGGAGATGAGTCCACGCAGGAAGGTAATCATGCCCTCAGCAGCATCATCATGCTGCCTGCTCAGATACTTGTCTGAGGTCTCATCGGCACAGAAGTGCAGCAGCGAGAGAAAGGCATTGCCTATGCGGGTTGCCGTGTTGGCCTGCAGGCGTCGCTCGTCTCTGATGCCCTCGAAGAGGGTCTGAAGGTTGCTCTTGTCTAATTTGTCTGCCATTTATTTTTTTGTCTGCAAAGATAATATGCCGATGGAACCGATAAAAATACGCTCCTTAGAGGTTGCGTGCGGCTCCTATGCCTGTAAACATTTCCGTGATGGCTGATGCCATTAAGCCCTGATAGCGCTCTCCGTAGAATTCCGCTTCATGCTCATTGAGCTTCATGACTGACGAGTAGTACTTTCGGCTGAACCAGTCGCGAGGTCCCTTCGGTTCACCACCGGCAACTCTGCCGCCCCATGCAGGGCCCACCTTTTTGGGCTTGTCAAGTCCCTGCTCCTCTCGGTATTCCTCGCCGAGGAAGTTGAGATCTCCACCGTTGATGCGTCGGATTTTAGCTCCCTGGCTCCAGCGGTACCACTCATGAGCCGGACCAACGCCTGCTGCAACATAGATGCCGTACATGAGGAAATTGTGCTCAATGGTCGTTGTCGAGCCCTGCTCGATATGCGCCTTGATGCTGCGGTATAATGCTCCGGTGTCGATGGTACGCAGCCGCTCCATGCGCTCTCGCCAGAACTCGCCCATGGAATCAGCCCAACCATGCTCGTACTTGAGCAGGTCGTCTATGGTTGACTGGTCTGCCATAGGCTCTCGTCATACTGTATGTCGATAGGTTCGTCTGACGTGACCATGAAATAGAGTCCTGTGACGCCATTCATGGACCATCTGCCCAGCTCGCTCGAATAGACCTGCGTGAGGTCCAGGAACTCCATCTGCCCGTCGTATGCCTCACGGCTCTTGTCGTAAAGCATGCGGCTGAGGAACTGGCGGAAGATGTAGCGGCAGATGTTAAGCTTCTGCTCTCGGTCTGCCATGTCATCGCGTCGGTACCCTGCCAGGATCCAGACGGTATAGACGTTGCGGTCAAAGAAGCCCTCTCCGATGGAATGGGTGTTGCTGTCAACGGTATCTGAGACCATGATGAAGTTGGATGCCTTGCGGAACTGCTGCATGACTCCCTGGATGGAATCAGGTCCGGAACACTCTGTTGCGACAAAATTATAATCCTTGCAGGTTCTGCATTCGGCAGCCAGCTGCTTGAAATATGCGATGGAATCGAAGTTTTTTACTGTCATGTGCTATGAATTTAACTGTTTTGCCTGTTACGCTCCTTGAACTCCTCTGCCTCCCGTGCCTTGTTGTCAAGCTCTGTGAGGGCAGCCCAGCAGTCGGTATTGTAGACTGCCTGCTGTTTGGTCACGTCGCCATCGGTGAGTGCCCTGATTTGCGCCTGCATGGCAGGAAGAATGTCCACACGGCGCAGCTCTCCACCCTCTCTTGCCGGTTTGAAGAAGTGAGGGAAGTTGGCGGCGAAATACTCCTTGACGCTGGAGAACCACATGAAGACACCCAGAAGCTCGTAAGGCTCAAAATGGGCGGTTTCATCGGCAGAACCATCTGCGGTTCTATACATGAGGTGCGCCATCTTGCTGAGGAACTTGTCTTCCTGGTTAAGCATGAACAGCTGGTAGTTCTTCTCGATGTTGAGGTAATCGTAGAAGCTGACATCATGAAGCATGCTGTCAACTGCTGTTAGTAGAACGTCACTAGCTCTCTGCAAAGGCCGAAAATCGGTAAATTTGTCGATGAAATCGAAATTTTTGAGAAGCGACAGAATCTCGGCGCTGCTAATGTATAGGACTTTCCTCTTCGGCATTTCACCGGGAACGGAACAGAGCACGCTGCATTTCCACCCTGTACGGGTATGCTTATGTACTTCAAGACCGCAGAATCTAACCAGGAGGTGGCATTTGGCGACAATCTTGTCCCTATTCGAAGATAAGATGTAGAGGACATAGCGCAACTGTTCCTCTGAAAGTTCCGCCCACGAGGACGGCGCCTTGAAATTGAACTCTTGTGTACCATCTTTATGCGTTGAAAACGAAGGCAGGTTTTGATTTTTCATTGTTGAACTCTTTGAAATGGTTAGCCTTATATGCCGATGAATCCGCATATAATGTGAATTTATCGAGATGTGCATCTAAGTATCTGAGCAATCTCGCACGCTCGTTGGAGTATGCCGACAGCATGTCGTTGGCCAACATGATCAGGCAGCGGCTCAGCATGAGGCGCAGACTGCCCTCAAACTCATTGCCCTCTCTCACACCTCTGACCAGACACATGATGTCATCCATCTGTTCGTCGGACACCAGCTTGCGCAGGGTGGCGTCTGCCTCCTGCATGGCTGCCAGCTTGGACATCCAGTCCTTGGAAGTCATGCTGGTCTGTCTCGTGAGATAACAATAACCCTCCATGCTCCACAAAACCGTCTGGATGCCCTGCTTTGCCTGTAGGGTGCTCCCCCAGCCTGGAACATCGGTGAGAAGAGCCATGACTGTGTCCTGAGCCACGATGAGGGCTATGCGGCATTGCTCGATGAGTGCCTCTACTCTGGAGGAACTGGCTGGAGTGACCTCATTGTTGGCCACAACGCCAAAGCCTGTAGGCGTAAGCACGAGGTCGAGGTGTCTGACTACGCCGAGGAATGCATCGAGGCATACAGCCTTGATGACTGCTTCACGCAGGTCGTCGCTGGTCTCCAGTGCCGCCTCGCCTACCTCGCCCAATATCTGCTGGCTGAGCCGCAGATAGGACTCCTTAAAATGCGGTTCCACCGACTCGAACACCTCAGAGTGCGAACTGGTGGCTGCAAGGATGCTCTGCTCGAAGTCATCCTTGCTGATCTGAATCTTCATTGTTGCCATTGTTTGAAACTATTGATGTCTGTTGGTCCTTATTCTTGTCGAGTGTCGTGAGTTCTATCATCGGCACATCTACGGTTACTCCACGGTCAGCATAGCCATTGTAGTGGGAGATGACGTGGTAAGGCTTGCACATGATGTCGTGGCAGGCCTTCTCGAGCGACTGCTTGAGTATGAAGAGCTCTCGCTTATCTGAGCCGGAATTGTTCATCTGGCTCTTGCCAGGAGTGGCTCCGATGAGGTTGGGATGCACGCCAAACGAGAAGCAGAGAGCGTTGGATGCCTCGCTCATGTCGTCTGCCCAGTCTCCACCCTCCTTCTTGCTGCCCTCGGAGAGGTTGATGATGCGCACCATGCGCTGCTCCTTGCCGTTAGGGTCGAAGTAATAGCCCGTGATGAGTGCCTTGCCTGCATTCTCCGGACCGCACACAAAGTTGATGATGTTGTCCTTCTCCTGAAGGATGCGCTCCTTGCGCTTATCCGGGTCGATGATGTCCTCGTTGTTGCATAGTTCCTCCCAGTAGTCGCGGTGCACCTCTATCTGGATGCGTGGCGCAGAGGTATTTTTTATCATGTAGCGCTTGCCGATGCCGATGAGACGGTAGATGTCGTACCAGGCATCGTCGAAGACGCTGGCATAGTATGGTATCGGATAGTACTGCAGTCCGGGTGTCGGGATGCGTGTGATGATGGCAAACTTGCAGTCCTTGCCCATCTCGGGTGCCTTGCCCCTGATGCCGGTATATGGATCTGGAGCCTTACCCATACGCGCCATGAGGTCGCCCAGCGGGTCGTAGAGGTCGAGCAGCGGGATGACTTCGGTATGTACCGGCGACATGACGTTGCGGAAGTCGCCGAAGAATACATGCTCTATGCGCCCCTTATCATTGGGTACCTCCAGTCGGCAGTAGGAAACGTCCTTGTGGCGGATGTTGACTATCTTGGAGTGGTCACGGCTCAGGATGATGACCTCTACCGACCAGAAGAAGAACTTCATATCTGTAGCCTGCTGTAGGAAAACCTCGTGGATGGAGTTCTTCAGGCAGAAGTCGCGGATCTCTGCGTCGGTGGTGTCCTGCTTGGTCTCCCTGTCCATGAAGCGCACACCCTGCCCGTAGCAGCACTGCACGTTGAAAGCCATGGCTCGCTGCGCCACCATGTTGCGGCGCAGCAACTGCTGCAGGATGTATGGCATGTCGTTGTCATCGCCATAGTTCACATACTCGAAGAGCTTGCCGCCCTGAGCCTCCAGGATGCCCGTGGTGGCGTCGCCCACCTCTCCGGAACCCAGGAAACTGGTATCCTGCCCATACTGCTGCTCGATGGTGGTGGAGTCTGTAACCCTGCTCACACCCTCTGCCACGAGGGCGTAGCGGCTGTAGGAACCGCTGGCTCCCACTTGCTGAAGCTGATATTTTTTCTGTTTCATGTCATAAATATACTGGTAAGCCCAGGAACTGGTGAATGTAGATGTCCGGAACGGTGCGAACCTCGGCATTTGCCGGATTGACGAGGCGGTGGAATCCGCCACGCCAGCTGCTGCCCCTGACCAGCCATCCTGTATAATCGACGGTCTCGCCGTCTGATGTCCACGCCTTCAGGTTAATGGTGGAGCGGTCTCGCTCTGCCTTGGCCAGGAGGCGCAGCACCTCTGTGAGGTGGTAAGCCGTGCGTCTCATCAGTTGAAGGTGTTATCGAAGGTGTTGTCGAAGATACGGCCGGCTCGCTGCAGGTCAAGCACGTTGTGCTGGCGCTGGGCGTAGGTGTAGCTGAAGGTGAAGCGTGGCACGCTGTCGCGCAGGTTGTCACGCTTGGACTTGGAGTCTGAGAGGGTGACACGCTTGCCCACCTTGGCAATGCCGCCGATGAAGTTGACCAGATAGACCTCGTCTGAGCGGAAGAGGTCATCTGCCCAGTTTGCCATGTCCGTGCCCAGATAGCCCGTATCGGCGTTGAAGGTGCGCTGCTCGGTGATGCGGTAGTTAACCCTTATGCCGCCCATGTAGGCTGCATCGCGGGTGTACTGCGGGTCAACCTCGTGTTTGCCTGTACAGTAGATGAGCTCCTGGCAACCGAACGAGTTCGTGAAGAGCAGGGTCGGTGCCACATCACGCTCCTCGCTGTCTATGATGAGGGTCATGGAGCGTGAGCCTGCCTCTACCACGTAGTAGAGAAGGTCGGTACCCTCGGTCTCGAATCGCGACGGAGAAACGTCGATGGTGGTGTAGATGTCATTGCCGCCGACGGCTGGTGCGGTAAACGGTTTCGTAGTTTTGTCGGCGTAGTGTGCGGTGACTGTTGCCGAGTCCTTGCCCATGTAGTGAAGATACTCCAGTCGCCCCATGTAGGTGGTCTTGTGCCCCTCCAGCAGGGTGAGGAAGTGTGTATTGAGGAATGTAGAGCAGTCCACGCCCACGATGTCCACGGTGGAATAGTAAACCTTCAGGTTGGCTGTCTGCGTATCGGTGACTGTAGCCGAGTCGGTGTCTCCGGATTCCGGAACCTGCTCCTCGGCGATGGTGATGGTGGCTGTGACTGCCAGCCTCCGGCGTGCATAGGGACGGAAGATGTCGGCAAGGTCGCTCACGGTGACCTCTCCATCGGCAGGATAGAGATACTCATCGTAGATGGTATCATCACCTATCTGGATGGTGACGAGCAGGCGCGTCTTGGCCGTGAGAATATCGATGTCGGGGAGGTTCTCAAGGAAGAAGCTGCCCGACGGAAGTGATGTGATGGTCATATATTATCTTTTTTTGTGCAAAGATAATATGGAGGGGATCAAAATAAAAATACGGCTGACTACCCTCACGGGCGGCCAGCCGCTTCAAAGCTTTTCAAAACTTTGTAAAATTTTTCGTGCTGCAAAGGTACGAAAAACTATTCATAATACATGGTAGTACTTGAAATTTATATGAGTTTTTAACTTAAACCAGGCTATCCGGCTTGACAACTCTCTCCCATATAGCCCATGCCACGGTGCCGTCTGGCTGCGTGGCTACCTGGTAGTCATGCGCCTGCAGGTACTGGTTGATGGCTCCTATACTGACACCGCCCATGTCATCAAGTTCCGTGGCGATGTCCTGGGAAGTCTTGAAACTCTTCTTGTAGTCGAGACCGGTGTCTGCATCCTTCATAGGGAGGTTGCAGCGGAAATGGAAGTAAGCGTCGAGCAGATCCTGCTCAAACTGCTCGCTGTCGAAATAATCTGTATTTCTTGGCATAATATTCTTTTTTTAAAGGGTGAAACTTAAATATCGTCTCCAGGGTGCAGGCGGTTCAATGCCGTCTCATAGAGGTCAACCCAGTAGCCCAGACGGGATGCCCAAAGGTCGTATTTGGTCTGAAGTCTGGTAACACGGATCTCCTCTCGCTCCAGTTCTCTGAGGTATCTGCCGACAATACGGTGGCAGTCCTGATTAACACAGTATCTTGACTGAATCTTGGCGTACTCCACGAGCTTGTACAGTTCCTTACGCTTGATATCAAGCTCCCACCAGCGTCTTTCGAGCGCAGCGCGAATGCGACGGCGGCGGAAATATAGCAAGAGAACGTCTCTCTTGACTTTCTTCTTATTTCTTTTCATACCTAATCGTTGTTTATGGTTTTCCACTTGGCCAAAGTCATATTGAGTGGCTTAGCCTCTTTAGCTCCAAATCGAAGTGCATAGTAGCGATGATCATGCCATCGGATAACAGTCTGCTTATGTGGAGTATCCTCGATGAATGCAACAGAACCAATAGTTTTGTTGTCTCTCAGAAATTTGAGCTCCACCTTATGGGCGTTCATACTTTTGCCTATATTCATGAAGTACTTGCACTTGCTGATGTCCTTGGTAGTCAGCTTAGCTGTGCATATTCTGCGGTTTCTACTTTTCTTCATCGCTCACTCCTCCTTTCTTGTCTTTGGTCCAGCCTGGGTGCAGGAGTTCCGCTTCTGCTCCCGTAAGTACCCCCCCGCTTCTCGGTATCTCTCAAAGATTTTGTGGCGGTCGCTCTGGATGGTATTGTTGTTGAGAGTCCAAAGATTAGTCTCCTCGACCTTCGCCTTGTCTCTGCGAAATCCTGCCTCAT